GGTTACACCACACAGAGGCACACAAAATAGGTAAAACAGATTTCAACAACAAGTACCATTTAACATCAGTAAAACTTGATGAATACTTGTGTAAGGTACTTGGATTGAAGAAATAAAGAGGAGGAAATGCAATGATAAAAATAAGAGTAGAAAATGCATACACGAACGAAGTATTTGAAACCGAATGTGACGGTGCATTGATTTCAACGCACCAACGCAAAGGAAATAATTGTGTAACACATTCGATTGTCATTGGAAGATTTAATATTAAATCATTAAAACTCATAAGAAAAGATATAAAGGAGATTTTAAAGAGAGCATTTAAGGGGGAAGGAAGAATTGAATAAAGTTATATTAATGGGACGTCTTACAAAAGACGTTGAAATAAGACAAACGCCGAACAATCTTTCAGTCGCAAGATTTACTATTGCCGTAAACCGCAGATTTGCAAAAGACGGCGGACAACAGGCTGATTTTATCAACTGTATTGCGTGGCGTAAGACAGGCGAATTTATCGCACGATATTTCCAAAAGGGCAGTATGATTGCCATAGTCGGAAGTATTCAAACAAGAAG